ACGGCTGCAATTGTAGGAACTCAATTTCAATTAACTGCACCCGCACCTAGGTTCTCAATTGGTAGTTTTAATATCAACATTACAACATTAGGGAGTGAAGGAAGTGTTAATAATATCAATTTTGTTAATTTCAGTACAATTACTGGACCTAATAATGTCACGTATTTTCCCCAGGGACTGGAACGATTTTATATAAATTATCTGAAATATGCGCTTGCAGTAAGAGTTTGTACAGAATTCAATTACACTGTACCTCCTGAAGCGGCTAAACAGTTACTGACTTATGAAGAACTAATCAGTAAGCGTTCCGCACCCATAGATTTGACCAATGCAACCATTACTACACTGACTGACGAGGCAGGATTCATATCTTACGGTCAGGTCAATATCGGCCGCGGCTGGACGACTGCAGGATATTAAATGAGGCAAACCCCGGGTTCATCACAAGTTCCTGTCAGCGTAGTAGGCTCTTCTATATTTGGTCGATTCCCTAAAATATCGAGCGAACGTACATATAATCTATATATTAGTGACGAATGGCTGATTAATACATCTGGCTATGCCAGAATATTAGAAATAGTTCCAGAAGGTGAAGGTCGGGGGATATTCAACTCTATACGCGGCGGATTCATGATTGTAGTCGTTAATTCCACTGTCTATAGCATTAGCAATGTTTTAGCTGTAACGACTATAGGAACTATAGCAACGGCACATGGTGAAGTTTTTATAGATGAAAATCTAGCCTCACAAATATGCATTGTAGATGGAGTAAATGCATACATCTATAATTACTCTTTAGGATTTCCAAATTTAACAGTTCAAGTAACTACACCCCTTGTTCCAAATTATGTGGTGTATCACAATACATTCTTCTTATTTGGAAACGCTGCAGCTACCGGCACAGGTTCATCTTGGTATGCTTATGTTACAGCTTCTCCAACTACAATAAGTACTTCAGCCAGCAATACCTTTGCGCTTCAAACAAAGCCAGACTACCCCATTGCAGTTGTGAGACTTCCGGGTCAAGCTTCAAATGTTCTTGTTTTTGGAACATCAGTCTGCGAAGTATTTACTAACGTTGGAGGTTTACAAAACTATAGACGAAATAATACGATTAATATCGATTATGGATGTGTTTCAATTAGGACAATTTCTACTTCAGATAAATATGTGGCATGGTTAGCAGCAAACGAAAATAATGCACCTATAATTCTGGTATACACCGGACAAGGTTATCAACCAATATCTACAGATGGCATTGACTATGTTTTGAGCAATATTAATTTCCCAGCTCAATCAACTGCCATGTTTGTTAGAAAAGATGGTCATTTATTCTATCAGCTTACATTTTATAATGCCGCTGATAATCTGACACTACAATATGACTTTACAACTGAGAAATTTTTTGATTTAACTGACCATTTTGAAAATTATCATCCAGCAAGAAATTACGTTTACTTTAATGGAAATACTTACTTTGTATCTCTAAATAATGGATGTTTGTATCAAGATAGTACTAATTTTACTACTTATAATGAAAGTATAGGTTCGGTTGACCCTACACTAAATTACATTATACCTAGAACACGAGTGACTAATACAATAAGACTTCCTGATACTTCTAGGTTTATTGCGAATTCAACGGTTCTTATGATTGACCAGGGTAATGACCCAGGATTTATAGGCCTTCCTGATCCATTAGATAACTTGCCATTACCAGAATATGTTCCACGAGTAGACCTATCAATATCACAAGATGAGGGTATAACTTGGAGCAATACAGTGGGTCGTGAAATGAATCCCATAGGATATAGAAGCAACCAAATGACATGGGAAAGAATGGGCGAATCAAATTCTTTAACATTTAAGTTTAGATTCTGGTCAACAAGTTCGGTTGTAGTTAACTCTTGTATAGTGGATATTTACTCATGACAAATTTAACATTACCAACTTATATTCAAGATTCAGATCAAGAAAATTACAATGTTGAATTGAATGAAACATTGAGAGAGTTTATTGATGATAATTGGTGGTTACCTCAAGGTTTAACAGCGGCTCAAGTGGTTACATTAACCAATAATTTTCCAACTGGGGCTTTTTGGTTTAATATAGATATAGCGAAGATGCAGGTTTGTACGGCTCCGGGAGTCATAGAAACCATCACAAGCGCATAGGGAGATTTAGATGCCATTTGGTTCATTAGCACAATTAGCATTAGGTGTAGGCAGTCAAATTGCCAGTAATCGAGCAAATAGAAGTAGTAGCAATAATCCTTCTATGGCAGCTGAAAGACAACTTGCGAATGTACCTGGGCAAGTAAGGCCATTCTATGACCCATTTATTCAGCGCGGTCAAGAAGCCTATGGTAGGCAGCAACATTACAATAATCAATATCAAAATCTGTACGATAGTCCCGGAATTGACCCTAACGGACTGCCTCAACAATATGAAAGGATGGCGAACAATCCAACTGATTTCATGAATTCCTTAATGGAAAGATATAACCCTTCTGAAGGTTATAAGTTTAAGCAAAAACAAATGCTAGATGCAATGAGAAACTCAGCATCAGCCGGTGGATTTGCTGGTACTCCTTTTAACCAGCAACAGCAAGCAGAGACTGTTCAAGGATTATTGGGTGCAGACATGCAGCAATTTCTACAGAATGCCTTGGGAATTACTAATGCTGGAATATTGGGTAAGGAAGGCAGATTATCTGGTCGTGAACGAGCGCTTCAGCATGCATTAGCAGGTGAAGAAGGAAACATGAATCGCGGGTATAATGCTGCTACGGAATTGTCTAACAGTCTAGCTAATCTTGCTGGAACGAGGGCATCTAACGAATATCAAGGTGCTATGAGGCGTCGTGAAGATTCTCAGAATAATATACGAGGATGGGAGGGTCTTGGCAATAGACTTCAAGGCTCAATGAACATGTTTGCGCCTATGGGTCAAAGCGGCAGTGGTGGCAACGGTGGATGGGGTGGTGCTAGCCGAGGCTTTACGCCTCCAACCGGTGGCGGCTATGGCAGTGGTAATGGGAGTTACTTCTAATGGCTTTTCAGGCAATACAATTTCCCTCTCAAATAAATCAGCAAGAACCTTCTTACTTCGAAAGATCTCAGGGGATGCAAAAAGCTGAACATATGAATGATATATTTGGTGCTGAAGCTCAATATGCTCCCCAAAATGAAGCGCAGAAATATGCGCAATCTCAGTCTAAGTCTTTTATGGACCAATTAGAGGCTCAGTATAAAGAACAACAGATAATATCAAAGCTAAAGCTTGAGCATGCTGAGGCACTTCACCATGCTCAACAGGCTAAGGGAGGGAATCAATATGCGCCACATGATTTTGAAAAACTAGAAACATATCATGATAAACAAGTTGCAAAATATGGCGCTGAATCTGAACAAGCGAAGCGATCGAAGATGGCGATTGAAGGTTATATCTCCTCACATGGTGAAGGTAGATTTGCCCCTAGTATGCTTGGAAAGATGCAGAACGAAAGAGATGCACTAGCTGCTAGACTGGGGCCAGAACATCCAGATGTTAAAGCATATGATCTTAGGCTTCTTAAAGAGCAATCAGATGTTGACACGCGACAGAGGTCATTGCTGGCGTCTAATTTAGAAAAATCTATGGATGCATTAAATTCAGATGACTTGACCAGGTATTCTGGTCCAGGTGGTCAAACTCAATTAGCATTTGAAAAGGCTCAAGATATGATAACTGGGAAACCATCTGAAGAATATAAGAGATACTTAGAAGCATTAGTCGCTTCAGAATATGAAACTTCAGAACTGAGACAGTTCTTTAAGGAATCTAAAGATAAAGAAGTTAGGAAACATCTTGCTATTCTATCTAATCCTACTTCATGGGGTAAAAGCCCGGCTGCAGCAAAGAGTCAACTAGAAAAATCTCGGTCAATTGTTAGAAAACAATTGCATACATTCCGAGGCGGAATAACGGGAACTGAAGAACATCTTGGAACTAAAGGAAAAGAGGAAGCATTAAATAAAGTTGAGGGAGCTCAGAAACAATATGCACCGGCTACAGAAGAAGAAATACAGCATGCTATGGCTGAATATGGAAAATCAAGAGAAGAAATATTAAGATTAATGGGTGGCGAATAATGAGGGATATACTAGCTGAACGCGGAATAGTTTTACCTAAAAAGAATGCGTCAGGCGTTAGGGATATATTGGCCGAACGCGGAATTAATCTGCCTAAAAAACAATCTCAAAAACCTAACGAAAACCAAATGCTGGGCGAAAACATTCAAGCTCGTCATCCAAGGATAGCTAACTTTCTTGGCAAATTAGCTGACACTGATGTTGGTCGCGCTACTGAGTTTTTTGGCCAGGGTGCAAAACCGGTAAATGAATTTATGGAACGGTCTGGAATTCCTGAATTTGCAGGTGCCGGGCTAAGCCATGCAATGAATGTCCCAATCTCAGTTATAAATACCCCAAGTTATATTGGAGAACAAATAACCGGTCAAAAGCTTCCTCAACTACCTTATTCAGACTTAAACAAAGCCTTCAGGCCAGAGCAGAGTAAAACAACAGCCGGTCAGATAGGTAGTGGTGCAGGAGGGTTTGTAGGTGATTTATTGGGTGGCGGCGCTGTTTTAAAATTATTATCTCGCGGTTCACAGGCTGTAAATGCTTTACATCCAAGAAATATTGGTTTCTTAGAAAATGCATTAAAAGGTGGAGGTGCTGGATATGCAATGGCAGGCGAAGAGAATAATAGAGAATTAGGTGCAGGACTTGGATTTGCAATACCCTCTATTATTAAAGCTGGAGGTAAAGTTTTAGAACCATATATGAATCTACGTAAAAATATAAAAACCGGTGAGCTTCCTGTAGAACAGGTTGCGCCTTTGGTGAAAAATATGCGTAAAAGTCATATGTCGGATTTTCAAAATACATTTGGAGATATATTAGAAAAGGCTGAAGAAGGTGGATTAAAACATATTATTGAGCCAAGAAGAAACCCTGCTGCAAGTATGAAAATGAGACAGCCTAAACCTCATAATCCATATAAATTACAAGGACTAAATCCTACACAGGAATTATCTCAAGAAATGACACGAAAAGTTAAGAAACCAACAACAATTCTTCAAAGATTTAAAGCTGACCCCACACCTGAATTAGGTCATAGACTTCAAAGTGATTTAGGTAAGAGAATTTACAAATTAAAACAAAAAGAAAACCTTCCTGGTGGTATGTTAGATCCTGATAAGAGAAAATTACAAAGGTTAGAAAAAGCCAGAAAAACAGTGTTATCTAAACTTACTACCGGATTAGAGAAAGCATCACCTGGTTTAGGTAAAAAATACAGGAATACACTAAAGGATTACGGTGTAGTAATGGGACCATATCTAGATAGTAAAGCGTTTCAAAAAATATTAGCCGGTAAAAGTGGAGACAAAAAGTTTCTTAATAGATTAATAAAAGAAGAAGATTTTATGCATCGGGCAGGTAGAGCAATTCCTGAATTGAAACACAGAGAAAATCTGCCAGAATATTTAAAGCGTCATAAAAACATTAGAAATGCAGCTATAGGAACTCCAGCAGTTCTTGGAGCATTAGGTGGCTTAAATTCTGGATACAACGCGTTATTTGGTGGTGGACATGAATAAATTAATCATTCCAATGATAACCTATATATCCGCCCCATATACCGGCAATAATATAAAGACAAAACAACATTTTCTATCTCCTATAAAACTACTAGGCAGACACGTGACCAAACTATTCTATGGGATCAATCACGCATGCGACAACAAAAAAACATGTACAAACAATAAAGGCAACAAAAAACGTCAATGCGATCATTCGATACTCTCCAGGTTGCGTTATGAATCAATTGTACACACAGCAAACACCGTTTGCAAGTTTATTTCCATATTCGCCTCAAAGTGCGTGTATAATCATCTAATAGGAGTCTCTTAATGCTTGATAGTAGATATGTAATATCCCGAGATTTGGAACCGCTCCTAGTGGATAAAGATAGTGGGGCGCCACTTGCTGGAGGGTCTGTATACTTCTATCAAGACTTAGCTCGAACTACTTTAATGCCAATCTTTCAGCTAACTGGTGCGCCGCCAAACTATACATACACTCAATTGCCTAATCCAATTATTTTAAGTTCTATAGGAACTATTCAAGATAATAACGGAAATAATGTAGCACTTTATTATTTTCCTTGGTCATCTACAGCTTCTAACGCAGTATTACAGCTATATTACGTTGTTGTACAGAATTCATTAGGTGTAGAACAGTTTACAAGGCAAGCATGGCCAAACTACTTTGGAGAACAGGGTGGAGGTGGTGGCGCATCTGGTGTATATTTGCCAAATTTAATCGCTAATCCTCAATTTGCGTTTGTTTCATTTACTCCAGGTGTGCCATTAACCATATCGTCTGCCGGTTCTGGAACATTTGTTATTCCTATAGCGCCAGAATGGAGCTTATCTGTTACCTTTAGTGCGGCTGGTTCTCTTACCGTTTCTCAAACACCTGTAGCAGGTTCATCTCAGTTTCCAACAAACCCTCCATATACTTTGGACATTACACCTATATCTAATGTGACGGCAGTATCTCTTACTCAAAAATTAAATAATACACCTGATATTTGGAGTCCTGCAACCGGGGCTGCTAATGGTTATATAGCAACAAATATAACTCTGGGTAACAATACAACTGTCACGATTAGTTATGCACCGTCGCAAGTGACTGCCGGTAATCCTCAAACATTGTTAACCACTACGAACATATCGGGTTCATATAAACAATTCAGTAATACAGTGCAATTATTGCCAGCTGCTAATACGGATACAGGGGCAACAGGTTTTGTAAATATAGTTATTGCTTTATCATCCGTTAATCCATCTAGCATCACAAGTGTACAAGTTGTTGGAATTGAAACTAACATAATTAACGTTCCTTATCAGCAAGTACCATTAAGATTTCAGCAAGCAGATTTAATAGATATTAACTATGCAAATTTAGCATATAAACCTATACCTAGTTATTTAGTAGGATGGGACTTTGCTTTAAACCCTGCGCAGTTTTTAGGACCAACTTTGGCAGCAAGTGCAGCGGGCGCTAATACATCTAGATATGTTTGGGATCAAACCATTGTGTTCCAGTCAGCTAATAGCGGTCCCGCGGTTTCACGTGGAACAAATGGTTGTTTGACTATTACAGCAACTAACACTACTCAGTTCGCTCTAGTACAATATCTAGAACAATCAGTTGCTCGAATGATTTTGAATGATAGGAATTCAGTTAATATTGCAGCATTTACAAATCAGGTTGGGGGTCTGCAAACTACCGTTTCTTTATGGTATACAACAGACGCAAGTTTACCAAGTTGTGCTTCAAATAATTCTATAGTTGCAACTTTAAATGCTGATGGTTCAATTGCCACTGCTCATGGTAATTGGACCCAAGTTCCCAGAATTCCATCTCAAAATGCTACCTTTACTATTGGTGCGACTCCAAATACTACTAATTTCAATAACTATGGGTTTAGCGGATGGGACTTACAGGGAATTGCTGCTTCAAACACCGCTACATTCTTTGCCATAGTGGTTGGTACAGCATCCTTAACGGCTGCGAATGTAGTAAATATAGATTCCATATCTTTGGTTCCGGGAAATATCCCTACTAGGCCAGCTCCTGATACTGGAGGTTTAGCAATATCTAAATGTGAAAGATATTTTGAAATGTCATTTAATATCGGGTTAGTTCCTACTGCAGGTTTGGGATTAGGTTATGGAATGGTTGGATATCCTTTAAGCGTGGCATCTGCAGTGCATGTTGTAGCTCCATCTTTAGTTTTTAGGGTAGCAAAAAATGGTATTCCATCAATAACATTTTACAATCCGATGAATAATAATGCTCAATTTTATGACACCACAACGGGTACCGACTGTAGTTTAAGCCAGGTCGCCAGTTATAACATAAATACAAATGGATTTCTTCCCCAAACAATAAATCCAGGTGGAGGAGCTGCGGGCGATTCAATCGTATATCAATTTACAGCTGATGCAAGGCTCGGTGTTTAATTAAGGAGATTTAATATGTCAACAGTAACTCAGTACAACATGGATAAGTTCCACAAAGGAGTGGATGGATTTGGGTTAAATTTTTGTGGAAATGTATTTTCAACTACCTTAGCAGCCAATACGGAAGCTACCGTAGCTGTTCCATTAACTTCTGTTATGGGAAATTTTTGTGCTAATGTTAACAATAAATTTATGGCAATTATTACTAGTGATGGAACAGTTTTTGCTTGTATTAATGCTACAGCCGCAAAGCCTGTCGGCGATACATTAGCGGCTGTTACTTCAGCGATGGTCCCAGCAAATTTTCCATGGGGTCGAGTTGTAGAAAGTGGAGATGTTATCCATATAATTTCTGGCGGTACTCCTAATGTAACAATAGAATTTTATGCTATTCAGGGATAGAAATGATTATATCAATATTTACTAATCCAATTGGACAGGCCGGTATACTACCTACTATGGTATTCATTAATACAAATGATACTCAAGCAGAAGTATTGGTTACTGGATATCTTAGCACCTCTGTTCAGGATGGACTTGTATCTCTTTCTTCTTATCAGTTAGCATTAGTAAATACAACAGACAAAGGGCCTGGTTGGTATAATATTATTATAAATAACGAAGTCTATTCGCTTGCTATAAGTTCTCCTGGAACAGTTACTGCGATTCTGGGAACTACTAATGAGATTGTAGCCACACTAATTAATCCAAATGAATATCAGATATCAATTTCGCCTACTTATCCCGGCCAAACATCAATAACTACTGTCGGAACTATAACAACCGGAAATTGGGCTGGCACTACAATACCGATTTTACATGGTGGTACAGGTGCTACAACTGCTCCAACAGCATTATCAAACCTAGGTGCGTTGCCAATTGCTGGCGGCACAATGACAGGTAATCTCATATTAAATGGTGATCCTACTTTACCTTTACAAGCAGTCACAAAAGAATATGTTGATGCTATTTCAGCTGGATTTACATTTAAAATACCTGCTTATGCGGGGACGACTTCAAACGTTAATGCAACCTATAATAATGGTGTTGCAGGCGTAGGCGCAACACTAACCAATGCAGGCGCACAGGCTGCTTTCGCTGTAGATGGCGTATCCCCCCCATTAAATTCACGCATATTGGTTAAGAATCAATCAACCGCTGCAGATAACGGAATTTATAGCTTAACCACAGTTGGCACTGGAGCTACAAACTGGGTATTAACTCGTACCACAGACTTTGATACCTCTGCCAATATGAATGCCGGTTCATTCATTATCGTGAACAACGGTACAGTAAATGCAAATTCAGCTTGGATTCAAACGGCAACCATTACGACTGTTGGAACCGATGCTGTCAACTGGTCTCAATTTGGAACCCTTGGTGTACAGAGTGTAACGGGAACCCCAGGATATATAACCAGTACTGGCGGAATGAATCCAGTCATCAATATTGACCCTACCTATGCTGGCCAAACAAGCATTACTACACTCGGAACAATCACAAGTGGAAATTGGAATGCGTCAGTAATACCATTAGCTTACGGAGGTACGAATAGCAATCTAACAGCCTCTAATGGTGGAATAGTATGGTCTAATGCAACACAGCTAGAAATAATTGCAGGCACAGCGACTGCGCGACAGATGCTTCAATCAGGTGCTACAGCAACTCCCGCTTGGAGTACAGCGACTTGGCCCGCTACGACTACACAAAATGACATTCTATATTCATCAGGTACAAATGTCGTTGGGCAAATTACAACGGCTGCATCAGGTGTGTTAATAACATCGGCAGGTTCAGTTCCTTCTATCAGTCAAACATTACCTTCGGCTGTGCAAGGAAACATAACAAGTGTAGGTGCACTTACATCAGGAAGTTTAGCTACAGGATTTACAACAGTAACGGTCCCATTGGGAGGTACTGGAGAAGTAAGCTTTACTCAATACGGACTGCTTTATGGTAATGGTACGAGCGGACTAGGCGTAACATCTGCTTTAACGGATGGCGAAATTGTTATCGGTAGTTCAATTGGTGCACCGGCTGCAGCCGCTTTAATCGCTGGCGCAAATATCTCTATAACCAATGGACATAATACTATAACGATTGCGGCATTATCTGGTTCGGATGTTGTCTCTTATACAGGAATCACGAATGCCAATACTCCATACACTGCATTATCTACCGATTATTATATTTCTTGCGATGTTACTGCCGGAGTGATAACTGTCAAATTGCCCGATGGACCAAGCACTGGTAGAACATTTGTTATAAAGGATAAAGTTGGATTAGCCGCAACAAGTAATATAACCATTACAACAGTTACTGGTACAGACACAATCGATGGCGCTACAACGTTTATAATGAATACTGCATACGAATCAGTTAACCTAATATTTAATGGAACTAATTATGAAATCTGGTAGGGAAATTTAATGTCATATAAACGCATATCGCCAATTCCAGTTATTGAAGGCGGAACACAAGTAAAGACATGGACGACTGCATATGGTTTGCTTTGTGCTGGAACAACCGTTACAAATCCTATCCAAACTTTAGCAAGTCTAGGAGCTACAAGCACAATTTTAACTTCTCAAGGTGCGAGCTCGCTTCCTACTTGGACAACGGCCGTTTATCCAGCTACAACAACGATAAACCAAATACTTTGGTCTAGTGCTGCTAATAATATCGTAGGGCTTGCTACTGCAAATTCCAGTGTGCTTATTACATCATCTCTAGGAGTTCCATCTCTAAGTCAAACGCTTCCAAATGCCGTCCAAACTAATATCACAGCGGTTGGAGCCTTGGCTGCTGGAAGTTTGACCACTGGATTTTCCGTGGTGCCACTCGCTATCGGAGGGACGAACGCCAATCTTACAGCCGCTAATGGTGGGATATTTTATTCTACTGCAACTGCAGGCGCTATCCTTGCGGCTACAGCAACAGCAAATCAAGTTCTCCTAAGCGGAAGTAATACCACACCTGCTTGGAGTAGCGCAGCTTATCCGGCTTCCACGACGATTAACCAAATATTATATTCGAGCTCAAATAATGTAATAACGGGATTAGCGACAGCCAACCAAGCCGTGTTAACCACGGGAACAGGTGGGGTGCCCGTATTAACGGCCATAGCCACAAATGGACAATTAATTATTGGTTCGACCGCGGGAGCACCAGCGGCAGCTACATTGTCTGCAGGTTCAGGAATTTCTATTACAAACGGTTCAAATTCAATCACGATTGCTGCGACTACTGGAAGCTTGACATGGACAACTGTGACAGGGGCTACTCAAGCGATGGTGGCTGCCAATGGCTATGTGACGGATAAGAGTGCAGGAGTGACGTATACATTGCCAGCATCCGGAACCCTGGGTGACACAATCATGGTAGTTGGTCAACTTGGATTGTCCACGATTGACCAAAATGCCAACCAACAGATTTTAATCGGTTCCGACTCAAGCACTGTAGGAACTGGTGGATCTATTGCCGGAACAAATGTTGGAGATTGCGTTCAGATAGTTTGCATAACTGCAGGTTCTTCTACGGTTTGGCGTGCAACATCTATTATTGGAAATTGGACTACGACTTAAGGAAAATATTATGACTGTTGTTTCTAATGCACTAAATGGTTCACTCAAAAGCGTACAGGTTTTTACATCTGGAACGGCAGCTACTTATACTAAGCCTGCAAATATTCGCAATATAGTTGTTGAATGTTTGGGAGGCGGAGGCGGTGGCGGTGGCGTAACCTGTACAGGCGCGGGTTATGCTTCTTCTGCTGGAGGCGGTGGTGCGGGAGGCTATTGTAGGCTTCTTATTACATCAGCTGCTTCAACATATACATATACTGTTGGAGCTAAAGGCTCAGGTGGAACCACTTATCTTATAAATGGAACGGCTGGAACGGCAACGACATTTAGTGGTGGAACTATGTCTGCTGGTGGGGGAGCTGGAGGAACATCGTGTGCAGCGTATAATGTAAATGTAGCCATTGCTGCTGGAGCTGGTGGATCTTCATCGGGTGGTAATGTTAATTTTACTGGACAAGCGGGTGGTCTAGGACTGATTTATACTACTGCATTTGTTACTGGTGGTTTAGGCGGAGCATCTCATTACGGTGGGAATGGAGTTGGAACGGCTGCAACGGGTGGATCTACTGTGGCTGGAACTTCGGCTGCAGTTAATTCTGGAGCTGGCGGTGGTGGAGCGGCTGCCGAGAGCATATCTGCCAATGGTACAGGTGGTGATGGCGGAAGTGGAATCATAATTGTGTACGAGTATTCATAAATGTTTAAAGCTATAAATTTCATGGATCCACAATATCAAGACCCTAAAAACCAGATATCGCCTTTGGTAATGGCTTTGCTTTCTATGAAAAATAAAAATCAAGGCATGCAAGATACTCAACAACAAGTCCCTGAAGATTATCTCCAATATCTATTAGCGCAAGAAGGTGAACAAGGAAATGAGCCTTATTCACCGTACGGTAGCCAAGAACAAATGCTAACTCGTGCTCGTAGACCTTCTATGTTTCCAAATTCAATGCAAGGATTTCAAGGTGAAGATACTGGCGACTTAATGTCAAAATTACGCCAGCGTGAGTCCAGTGGAAACTATGGCGCTAAAAATAGCCTTGGATATTCTGGCGCCTATCAATTTGGGGCACCCGCTCTAGAGACAGTAGGCTTACTTAGGAAAGGTGCTGGGAAACTTGGAAACAAAGCATTAAACAATCCCGATAACTGGACTATTCCCGGTGGTTATAAACAATATATGTCTAATCCGGCTATTCAAGATCAAGCTATGAAACAACTGATGGCATCTAATAGAAAACAATTAGAAAAAATGGGATTTATAAACAAAAATACGCCCACTCAAGCCATTAATGGAATGTTAGCTGCAGCTCACATAGCAGGCCCTGGAGGCGTTAAAAAGATGTTCAGTGGTGCTAACCCGCGTGATGCATATGGCACTGGTGCCAGGGAATACTATAATCTAGGAAGGGGTGCAAAATGACATTAGTTAAAGGTGCTAAAAAGAATTCCAAAAAAGGATTTGCTAAGAATGTGAAGAGCGATGCTACTGATAAACAAAAGGCTGCTATTGCTATAGCTACTAAACAATCAGGTCCAAGTAAGCGTAAGAAGAAGGGGAAGTAAATGCCATTAGTTAAAGGAAAGGCTGCAAAAACAAAGAAAGGATTCTCAAGTAATGTGAAGTCAGAAATGGATGCGGGGAAAAAGCAATCTCAGGCTGTAGCTATAGCTTTCTCTGAAGCAGGTGAAGGTAAAAAGAAAAAAAGGAAAAAATAAATGAAAGAAAAGTCATTAAAGGAAAATGAAAAGGAAATGATGGGATATGCTAAGAAAAAGCATATAAAGGTTAAATCAAAGGAGAAATCGAAATGAAAGAACAAAGAATGAAAGATAAAAAAAAGGATATGAAGAAGAAGGAAAAGAAGGGCAAGAAAGATTGCATGTAATATTATTGAATTTTATTTAGGAGAATGAGAAATGGCTGTTTTATCATGGACCACTGAAGTAACCGGTTTTGAAGGTATTATCCCTCACTTAGTTTATATAAACACTAATGACACATTCGCTACCATTACAGCTACAGGTTATTTAAACCCCTCTGTCGAGGCTGGCATGTCGTTTACTAATGGTGAAATGGCGCTAGTTATGTCTACTAGTGGGCCTCTATGGTTGCAGGGTGAACTTGTAGGAACAAACTATAATCTAGTTTCTCCAGCGAATACTCCCGGTGTTGTTTTGCCTACTATTGCTAATCATATTGCGACCTTTACCAATACTATAGGTACATTAGGTGAAGATGCATCTACCGCTATCAATGGCGGTAATATTCAGGCCGGTTTAAGTGGAACTGCAGGTTCCTTAGTTTCATTCCCGGGAACAGCGGCTAATGGATCACTATTAATAACTGCAGTTAATAATGTTGGCAATCATACTTCGACAATCAGTAGTGTAACAGCACTGGGTCAAAATACGGTTTATACATTAACAGATCCGGGTGCAGCTACAGCTAAATTTGTTCTTAATACTGGAGCAACTACAATGGCTGTAGGAAGTAAAATTGTATTAGATAAAGGCACGGGCACTACTTCGTCATTTGCTGTCACTATCAGTAAAAATTCTGGTGTAATTACAACTGAAGCATTATCTACAGCGGGCGGCGCTTCCCAGGCTGTTACTTTAACTAATACAGTAATTGCTACAACTAGTGTAATATTATGTCAAGTATTGGGTGGTACTAATACCACGCAAAACTTTACGCTTGTTGCGGTTCCAGGCGCCGGGTCTGCCGTAATTACCATCTATAACAATACTGCCGCAACTGCATTGAATGGTACTTTAATAATCGGCTTCACTGTGTTTTAATATATAGATAGAGTGGCAACTCGTAGGGGGAATTGATTTTCCCCCTTTATTAATTCTTGGGGGGAAATATGGATAAACAAGCAGTAGTTGAACGAATTGCAGAAATTGGTAAGGCAATTGAAAGCTCTTTGGCTCAGCATAACGCATTAGTTGGTCGACTTAGTGAGGCTCAGTTCATTCTCCAGCAAATGGAAAAGTTCGAGCAAGATTTGGCTGTTAAAGATATTACTGGTGTTGTTGGTGACGTCGTCACGGCTACTGAAGAAATCATTGAAAAAAAAACTTCTGGCGACGCTTCTTAACGAAAGCTACAGAAAGAACGGCTTTATTAAAAATATAGTATAAGGTCAAGATAATGTCTATCGATATAAAGCAATTTCATGATTTGATTCTTGTTCCTACATTAATTTCGTTGGGACTTTATTCTAAAGAAGCAGCACAGCTTATTATTGGAACAGGATGTCAGGAAAGTCAATTTACCTTCATACATCAAGAAGGAAAAGGTCCCGCGCTTGGATTTTTTCAATGCGAATATAATACTTACAGAAGTATCATAACCGATACTTTTATGTACGATATAAACATGAAGCAGAGATTCCTCTCAATGTTAGGGTTAGAACTGGTTCCCGACTTCAATACGCTTATATGGAATATGAAGTTAATGTGCCTTGTTTGCAGACTTCATTATCATAGGTTTCCTATGGTGATTCCATCTGACTTACCCGGTCAAGCCGATTATTATAAAAAATATTATAATACTATTATGGGTAAAGCTTCGGTTGAAGAATATATAGAAAACTTCAATAAATTTGCATCCCATATATGGGAAAATTGATACAAAGAATTCTTAAAGAACTTATTTCTCCAGGAAATCATCTTATGATTTTCTTCGTAATTTTATTATCATCTCTTTGTGTGGGATATTGTGCTGGACACTATTTTAAGGGAAATAAGAAAGCAAAGATAATAGAGACTTATGCCGAGAAAATAATCGAGCATGAAACGGGTATATCCATTAATTTTGATGATTCAGAAGAAGAAGATATTCCAGAAATTCCACTGTCAGAATTTAATTATCCAAATTATATAATGGACTTCCAAATTCCGGTGAAATCTGACTGCGACGTAAAGAATTAAATTCATACTCTAGATTGACTTGCACAGGCACATTTTCGACCGATTGTTCAACGATAAAGTTCTTTATGCGCTCTATTTTTTTAGAGCAATCCCATTCTTTTAGCTCTAGCAATCTATCCGTTACAAACTCTAGATTGTTCAATATTTCAGACTCTGTCATAACAATCTCCTTTTTGACATATCGCCACAATAGACAATTGGTACAAATTTAGTATAATAGATTTAAGGTTAGATTAACAGAAAGTAAGGTGAATAAATAATGTCTAAAGATATCATAGATATGTATAAAGAACTGGCAAAAGTTACTGCTTCTTTTAGACCCAAAGGAGTTCCGACAAAAGATAATTGTAATGAATTTCTTTATGTTCAAAAAATAGAACATTCTATATATTCTCAGACTTTAGAATATCTGCATGAACATTGTGAAGATAGTCAAAATATTGTTGGTATTGAGATAACGAAAGCCTGTATAAAAATAAATGAACAATTGACCGATTATTTATTATCTAAAATAAAAGAGGGTTTTCATTAATGCAAAAATTTATGCCAATATTTGTCACGCTAATGAATATCACTAAGGCGTTCAAACCAAAGATAATGGATGACTTGAGCATTACTTTAGATGATTGCCATAAGTGTTTATATATCATGAGAATTGAAAATCATATACTGTCAGAAACATTAAGGGTATTAAGCGAGTGTGTTCCAGGTGAAGAAACTACTACATATATTAATGAAATAAAAGATTTTATTAAAAATAATGATGAAAATATCGCAGTATTATTAAAAGGTTTAAATAAGGAGGTTAACTAATGCATAGATTCCTGCCAGCATGTCTTCGGGTAATAGAACTGATTGATAGCCATATGCCTCCTATAGATTCTTTAGATGATGCCGATACCACAGTTCGATTACATTTATATAAGCTTGAATTATTAGTTTTAAATGATTTGTTATTATATTTAGGCAAATTTACTGAACGTGGTAGTAGTGCCAACATTGAGGCTATGGAGAGATTAATAGAGCATAAAAAAGTAATACAAGACGTTGTAGATATGATTGAAAAATGTGAAAAACCGGTGACGATTAATTGATGAATAAACATATCGAAATCATTCAAGATGGTAGTTATGCATAAGTTTTTTCCATTGATAAAATCTATTTTAGATGAGATTAGAATCAGATTGAAAGAAGAGGGAACTTTAGATGAAGCAATCAACAATAAAGAAGATAATGATAGTCTGAATTTACTTGAATTTGAGATAGATATAATTACCGCGGGTATTCTATTATTGTTTAGATCTACCCTGAACTTAAATGCAGATGACGTTATTTTTGTTTCCCACTTACAACAACTAAAAATTATGGAACAAGAAATTATTGATTTAATAAGATTGGGTAAAAAATCGCCCAATGTTAGAATCTGATGATTCTAATTTAGATGACTTTATTATAGCCTTACATCGGCTTCAAGCATTGAAGATTGAACATGAATATGATGTTTCGGCAGAGTCAATACTTCTGTGCACTTCCTATGATGCAATGCGCGAAGTTATGGACAAGCGTGATCATGAAATTGCGATGATTAATGCCGAGACAGCAAAACAGTTAGCGAAATATAAATCTAAGAGTTAATGAAACCACATGCTCGTGAAATTATTCCCAATATTGACAATATACCTATTATATACCACACGAATTTAAACCAAAAAAGACTTTTATCGATTCTATCCAATATAATGTAATTATCAATATGCGATTTATTAATATGTGAGTATAGATTTATAAGCGCTTCATTCATTATATGAGAAGTGTTCGATATTTCAGCTTGAAGTAAGTCTAATTTTTCAATTATTCTAACATGCCTATTATGCAAAATTTGATTTTGAGTTAAAGCTTCTTCTTCAGGAGATATTTGTTCTTCGTTATCCATTTTTTTACCTAAAAAAATTAGCCATGAATGCCGCAATCATACCCGCACCAATATAACGCATCCAAAACAAATCTTTTTCTATGCGGTTTAATGTTTTTTCAATACTGCCCATTTCTTCGACTAAAGCACCTTGTTGATGTGCAATTATCTTTGCTTGTTCTATTGGAGTTCCGGTAGCCACAAGCTCTTCATATAATGTCAAAGTATCTTTATAAGCCATTTGTTTCTCCTTTATTTGTTATAGTTTGATAATCGATTATTTAGTATATCAATTTTAGATTCTAATTCTTTACGCATTTCATTCGTTAGGATAACAATTGATCTTGCAACTTTTTCTGTACAACCAGCAGCAACTAGTTCGTTAAACATTGTTAATGTATCTATGTAAGCCATTTTAATCTCCTATTTATTAAGAAAACATGCTATATAAGCTAATTACAAGCGATATAATAGATATTATAAATGTGCACATTGCTATAGTGCATGTTTGTTCCGTAATCCTAATGGTTTCTATACTAAGTTCCCGGATTTTTTCAGAATCAGTCATTTTAATCTACTGTTCCTTCATCTTTAATATTTTTCGCTCTTTTGTCACACTTTTGTAACTTGAAGCTTTTAAACCATTTATCAGTTGAGTCAACTGGATAAAGAACTTTTCCATGGTTTATTTTCATAAAAGATGGGCCAGTACCTTTCCAACGTTCTCGTTGAAACCATTGGATAGAATAGCCATATCTATAGGCTGCTTCTTTTTCATTAATATAAAGCTTTTCAATTTCAGCCATATTAACTCCTTTGAACCTGTATGAATCATATCACAATGTCACAAATGTGACAATTAAATTCCCATTTGTGACTTTTGGTTTCACATTACACATAGAAAATTCTAGTTTTTAACTTTAGTCACGATAACCCTAATTATCGATGGTAATAATCGTGAGTTTTTTGGGGTCGTTATTTCATAATATTACGTAATATTACATGTTACGTATTACGTTACGAAAAAATCGCTTAAATTTTCAGGTTTATTTTCTAATTGACTCGCTGCATAAATAAATACATTTCTCATATCATTTAAAAGATTTGGAGGTGCTTTAGATCCAGGAATCTCAAGAAACTGTATAAGCATACTTCGAATACTAATTAATTTTTCATTGTTTTTTAATTCATCAATTTCAAGAAGTTTATCTACAGCAACTCTTGCACCTATTAGCATTTCAGCATCAGTCATTACTAGCCTCCGGAAATGGCAATGATGGCAAACCTCGTTCCTTAAATATTGGGTCTAGAAGAATTGCTATTATATGATTGGTATTTGTAATTTCTGGCTCTGGCTTAGAAAGCTCACCAACAATCAATAGCAATGCTAGTCTTATCCGAACATCATGTTTCTGATCTTCATCATCAAACATTCTTTCTAATATATGCTTCATTCTGAGAAGGACTTCATGGTTGGTCATTGTTCACATTCCTAAGTCAAACTTCATGCGATTCATACACATAAAATTCATTACTTTAACTATGTTAGGTTTTGGCTTAGTCATCTCTTCATCAATTAATTTTTTCAAATCTTGAAGATATGCATCATGCTTTAAATCTCCAGTTTCTTTTATAAATTCGAGATTTTTTCTAAAATGTAAAAGAGATTTAATACTCATAACTCACCCCCTCTCAATGATTCACATAACCCGGATTGGGCTTATTCTGTATTGCCATTTCCCTTTCGATAGCTTCGCTTAACCATTTTCTAACCAAAGCAGAGCTGTTATTTTCTATAGTTTTTTTAGCTAACTTTCTTATTTGTTTAACCATATCTGGATGAACCTTAACGTGAAGTCTGGTTGTAAATTGGCCTTCGTGTTCTTCAATAGTCATATTTATCTCAGTATAATTTGAGTGTAGGTGAGCACATGATACCTACGTGAGGTTATTTTGTCAACTATAGGAACGGAACCTCAATATTTTTTTGGTGGGTTATATTCCTTTGACTTTACCCACTGATTTTAATTACAGAGAACAAATATTGATTCGAGACAATTTTAGGGGCGGATCTATATTGGTTGAATCCCAAAATATGTGCTTAGCATATTTGAAATATTTTCGCTCACACTTTATGAGAGCTCTTTTTTGGCCATCGTCGCGACTGAATAGACCGTTTTTGGGGGCTCGATAGTCCATTTAAAGGGCTCGATTGTGGATTATGGGGGCTCGATAGTCTGTTTTTGGGGGCTCGAAAGTGGTCTATTTCCCTTGACGGTCTAAAATTTTAATACCGTGAAGGGTTGATTAATGGTGTGACCATGGTGGGACCATTACATAAATACCTGGCATAAGCCTATTGCCTTTGCCAACTATTTTATGGCTTATGCCAACTATTTTAGGAAAAAATCGATGGTGGGAGTAGATGGTGGGACTATGGTGGGACCAAAGCAAGAATGGTGGGACTAAGTTGTATAACTAGGGATGGGCATATAGGGGGGGTATAGGGAGGGTATATAGGGGGAGTACGGTTTTTTGACGGCGTGACGGATAAATGGGGGAAGGGAACTAGAAGATAAAAATAAGTGTTGACATTGTTTTCAAACGTGTGTACGATGTGTGTATTGATAGGCACAAAATTAAACATTAACTGGAGAACATCATGAAAGAAGCAGGCATTTACACCGACTTATCTATTACTGAGTATCACTCATCAGAAGGAATCAGTTCAAGTGGCATTACATTACTTATAGACTGTCCTAAGCGGTATTTCCACAAGTACATAGAGAAAGGCCCAAGTGAGCCTACGACGGCTATGGAACTGGGCAGTGCGGTCCATATGCTGGTCCTAGAACCCGAGTTATTCCACAAAACTTACTTCCTAATGAGAGAGTCATGCGATTTAAGATTTAAGGTCGGCAAAGAAGCATTGGCCAAGGCTGAGCTAGAAGCTAATGGCCGAACCATTATGCGGAAGGGAACATGGGAACAGGCGGTTGCAATGGCTGATTCAATCAAAGCTAGTGCCACGTGGAACAAGATAATCCCTGGAAATGTTGAGCACTCAGTTCTTTGGGATGCGGGAATTTACAACACTAGACTTCGGGCTCGACCTGACTTTTATAATGACACCATGATCGTGGATATAAAGACGACTGACTCTATTAAGGGTTTTTCAAAATCAATTCATAACTATGGTTATCACAGACAGGCAGCAATGCAAATTGATGGTCTGTACCGTCATGACGGAAAACAACGGTTTTTCGGGTTTATGGTAGTAGAAAATAAGGCGCCATATCTTACTGCTTGTTTCGTTTTAAATGAACCGACCATTAGACAGGGTAGAAGAGAGTATCTAGATGCCGCAGCTCTATACCATGAGTGCATGAGCACTGGTGAATGGCCAGGTTATGAAGAATGTTTCCAAGAAATATCTATACCAGCATATGCAATTAAAGAAGAAATAATTTAAAAAAAGCTTGACACGTACTCACGAGGTGGGTACAATAACAAATATAGACAGTAGTAACCAGGAGAAAGAAGATGTACGAAATGGTAGAAGATTGGAATTGGCAGTTATTCCCGGATAACCAGTCACAAAGCAAAAGAGTCGCAAAAGGGCTCTTATTGATGAAAGCGAGAGGGTGCAAGCTTGACGGTCTTTTGGAGGAGGATTTGAAGCGTGGGATTATTAAGGTGGTGCCAAAATGAATGAACAAATAAAGTCACTTACCGAAGATGAAGCTTATTTGGCTGATGCAATACAAGGTATTCTGAGAGCTCATGGGTACAATGTTCCGCAACTTTATTGTAGGTTAACAATTGCGGAGATGAGACCATATTTTGTTGGTGAAAAAGAAGTGAAGAATACTTCATGGAATAATTATCCTAAAAAAATGTTAGAAGCGAATGCACTAGGAATTGCTTTAGGAGTGGTTGAAGAATGAAAGAAGTAAGTACACACAAAGCTAATGATTTTACCGAATTCATGCAAAAAATGGAACAGGTCGGATTTTTAATTCTTGATAAAGAATTATTTATTAAAAATGAATTGCAGTGCACGAGCATCCCTGAAACATTTAAGGGTTTCATTAGTGGTCATAGTTTGGTATAATAGTTAAAAATTGGAGTAAAAAATGAGTAATGAAATATCGATAGCTGAACGAAGAAACCTAGGGTTTTTACATCCTTTTACATTAGAGGAAGCAATAAAAACCAGTGAATTGTTAGCAGCCAGTGGTTTATGTCCCGTTGCGTATAAGGGAAAGCCGGGAGATATTCTTGTAGCTATTAACTATGGGCAAGAAATTGGCTTAAAGACAATGGCATCCCTACAAAATATTGCTGTAATAAACGGTAAACCGTCTTTATATGGTGATGCTATGCTGGCTGTTTGCAGGCTATCTCGATCATTTCAGACTATCGAAGAAACATATGATGTCAACACTACGACCTATACATGTGTGGTTTTTAGAAAAAATGAACCAGCATTTGTTTACAGCTTTAGCATGGCTGATGCAAAGACAGCGGGTTTATGGCAAAAGGCCGGCCCATGGACGACGTATCCAAAACGAATGCTACAATTGCGAGCACGAGGCTTTGCATTAAGAGATGCTTTCCCTGATATATTAAAGGGTATTATTATGGTTGAAGAGGTGGAAGATTATGAAAATTTAAACAATAAACAAACACAATACAAAAGACCAATTAAAGATGTGGGTGTAACGCTTGACAATAATCCAGAGCAGGAAGAATTAATTAATGAAGAACAAATAATTGAACTTCAGCAATTAGTAGATGAACTTAAAGGTGATTTGAGCAAAACTTGTAAGCATTTAAACATTGAGTCTGTTGAGCATATGAACGTTGATCAATGGTCTGTCTTAATTAGACAGTTTTCCAAGAAAGTGATTGAGAAAAGAAAGCTTGAAAACTTGCCGATTAACATGCACGTTCAGGAAATGATGAGTGATGACGCAAAAGAATTCTTTGGGGATGAAAATGAATGAAGGGCTTAGAGATAAAAAGATAGATTGCACCTTAGATTTTTTAGTTGAAATAACTGGTTTTATTTCAAGTTATTTAGAATCACGAGATCCACATTTCAAATGTTGTTTGAATCAAAAGTTATCTGAATTACAGAGCGCAAAAGAACTCTTTGGAGATGAAAATGAATAAATTACAATACAATAAAAACTTAAGTACCGATGAAAAATTAGATCTTTTATTGATGCTAAATTCATCGATTATAAGTTACATAGCACATAAGGAACCATTGTTTTTAGAATACATTGATGAAGAAATGGCTAAGTTTAATAACGAAGCTTTGGGAGGCGAACATGAGTGACGAACAAACCGAAAAGAGAGATATAGTTTTGAACATTAACTTTGAGATAAACAAAGAGGATGTGATATTTGTTAGGTATGCATTTGTTCCTCGTTTTTTGTCTCATCTTAAGGAAAACAATAGCCATCGTGAGCGCTTTATTTCTGAATTGATAGAAAGATTAAATGGATATATAGATGGAGATGAAAATGAGTGATTCTATATTTTTAACAAAAGAAGAATTTTTATTTGAAACAGATAAAAGGATTAAGAAACTTGAAGAAGCGGTAGAATTCTTGAGTAGAGTTTCAGGTTTTCATACTGGATACCTTGAGTCAGAAGACCCAATTTTTAAGCGTAATTTTCATAAATTTTTTGGAGATAGTGATGGGTAATGAAGCAAGTGATGTACTTTTACAGCTTACTGTACTTGATATTAAAAATGATGATAACACTTATTCGCAAAAATGTTGCATTTCATATAAAAAATCTTTTGCTAGATTTCTTAAGTTGGAGGAATTACCTAGAGATCTTTTTTTTGATTTTATTATAAATAAATTAAAGGAAGGCGTTGATAATTTCTCATCAGGAGATGAAAATGAGTGATTTTGAAGTTAAAGTAAAAAGTGATATTGACGAAATAAATAGAAAGTTGAACATATTAATTCAAGCTATTGAGTGGATGACACAATATAACATGTTAAATGATCCGAACTATCTATATACCATAGATACATTGAGAGTAAAGTTAAGTGAAGATATTAATAAATTAAGAAATAATTGTAATAAATCCACTGGAGATACCGATGAGTAATGAGTTAGAATTATTATTGGATATTGCTAATCAATTTCATTTATTAGCAAAGCGTGTGAAAGAAATTGATAATCTATCCACTCAATTGGGTAATTGTTTTTATGATTGCTCTATGAATTATAATAATCCAAAATTTCCCGATAAACTTCTTGCAAAATGGATGACTGCATGCATTAAGTTTAGGAAAAAGCATGATATTATTGATTCAAAGATATATAACTTATTGGGGGAAGCGAAATAATGGGTGAGAAAAAAGTTTCTGCAAAACAAATGGAATCTGAACTTAAAGAGCTAAATGACCTGCATGTAAATCTTAATGAGATTCTTGACCAAATACATGGGTTATTAAGAATGGCACATGACCTTCGGGACCATTTAAACTCGACATCTCTATACTTTGGCAGTTCAACAGTAAGAAAAGTTAATTTATCTAAATGGAATGATTTATTGGCCCAATTTAAAGAGGCTGCATCGGAGATTGATACGAAATTATTTGAGAGGAATGAAAATGAGTAAGCCAGAGATAAAGATTACCTTGCAACAAGAAAGTGTATTAGATATCAGCGTTTATGTTGATGAAAAAGGGGGAGCAGATAGTAGAGTTGCAATTATTCCAAGCTTCTTAAGGCACCTTAAGAATCACCGTGAAGAATGTGATACGTTTTTTGATGATTTAATTATACAGTTTAAGAAGCATATAAATGAGTATGAAGATGAGCTGGTTAATTAATATATGGTATCACCTGACAGGGAGGGGGAAATTTGCCACTCCGCTTTCAAGATTGGTAGAGAGGGATGATGCTCCTGACATATATATACCTCGAATGACACCTCCTTCTAAATAGGCTATACTATAAGTAAGCAAGAATTTTAGCACGGAGGCTGTCATGGTTAAATTATTAATCGGTGTCATTTCTGTTGTTTATATTTCTACTGCTAACTGCAATCCTTACTTGGGAATGGATGCCCAAGTTCGCCATATAAACTTTAAACAAGACTTTTATGGCATTACTCTTAAGAGACATTATCCACAATGTAATGTTTTTGTAGGTTATATGCTTAACGATCATTTCGGTCTTGAAGCTGGATATTCGTTATCAAAAAATCAATATACTTCTAAGAAGTCTAACCCTATTTTCATTCCTAACAAGAACCCTAGGCTTAATAGTATTAAATATGATATGAGCCATGCTACACCAAAATTTAGTGCATGGAATATGAATCTTACAGGTTCGCTTCCTTTAAATGAAAGCATGAATCTTATTGGTTCAGTTGGCGTAACATGCTTAAAAATACAAATAAAAAATATATTTTCCAATGAGCAAACTATTCATTATATAAAGCATAAATCAGTTTTAAGATTGAGTGGCGGAGTGCAATTCAAGCTGTTAGACTATGTGGGATTGAGGCCCACGGTTATCTGGGAAAATACTTCAAGGATAATGTTAGGTAACGCTAAGCCAAAAAATAGCATTCAGTATGGCCTTGGCATAATCCTAACTATTTAATGTCTGCCACTAATCCCGGGGCAAAATTATGCTTGATACATTTCCTGTCGAACACCTTAAACAAGAGGTAAGATTACTGACTCTTAAACTTGATGCTTTGGTAAAAATTACTGAAGTGGTTTGTTTACATCTTAGTGATAAAGATGGCTCATTCGAGAAGCTGCTAGAAAAAGGCTGTCAGTCTTTCTTGAGTGATAGCGATTAATTAAAAATAAGATTACTATTGTTTTTGTATTTTAGATTGACACCCCCTCTTTGCGTTTCAAACAAGAGGAGGATCTAAGTCTATGTTTATTCCACAACCACGAGGATTTTCACATGCGTCATCATAACAAATCTACCGAAATTGTCAATAGTCTTTTACAGTTTCATTTTATCAAACTTAATTTAAGCCAACTTACTTCATTTATTTGGGAGGGATCCTCGCGTGTCTAAATTTTTAATTGACGAACCTTTTATTCAAGTTTCGGTGTCTTTGATGCTTGAAATTGGCCAAGCGAGAGCAGTTGTTCTGCAGAAACTTCATTCATTAACGCTTAATGGGAAGCCTTATTTGGCTACCTATCAGGATTGGAATGAACTGTTACCATTCGTAAGTTATGATAATTTTAAAAGAATTCTTATATGGTTGGAAAGTAAGAATCTTATAATATCAAAAAGTGAACAAGGTAAAAGGCGAAAATATTATTCTTTAAATCCTAAAGCCTTGTCCGCTCAAGGTTTTGAGATTATCGAATCTTCAATCTTTCATAAGAATTATTCAAATAAGAAAATGTCATTTATTTTACCTTCTTTAGTTAACTTAGTTGGTCTCACATCTGCAATATTTCTTCAAGATTTTTATTATCAGAATGGAAATAACTTTAGTCAGATGACCCAAAAAGAAATTAATAAATGGATACCGTATGTCGGCTTAAGACAAGTCGAAATTCTTTTCCGTGATTTACAAATAATTGAAATCATTAAATCTGAATTTCGTGATGAGTCCAGTAAACATGACGGTAAGCATTACTCAGTTAATAAACCAAGAATTGATGATTTATTAATAAGTTCAGTTGCTGAAATCGCTAAAAATGGGGAAAGTCGCAAAAGATCGGGGGGTGTGGATAACTCCTTGATTGTGGATAACTTTGAAGATCAAAGTCGCAAAAGATCGGGACTAAAGTCGCAAAAGATCGGGACTAAAGTCGCAAAAGATCGGGACTTCTCTATAGATCAAGATCAAGTAAGATCTTTTAAAGATAACAATACTAATATCATGGGGCGGAAGCCAGATTGTGGTATAATACCAACCATGAAAGATAATATTGTTTCTTTAAAAGAAAGATTGATGACTTTTAAAATTCACCCGATCAAGGCTGATAATTTATTGACTACTTTTTCAGTTCAGAGAATTGAAGATGTTTTAGCGTCAGCTCTAAAAAAAGAGAAGCAAGATGGAAAACCAATTTTTGGGGGTTGGATTGTTAAAGCACTTGAATTGAATTGGAATTTGAAACCATCAGTGAAGAAGGAGAAAGTAATGACTACACATATTAATCCAGAAAACTCAGTTCTTAGACGTGAACTCGAGGAAAACACAAGACTTGCTTTGCAAGCAATTGATTCAGTAAAGCGTTCGGCTGATGATGTTGGTAGATATCACATGCATATAATTCGCAAGATGCTTCCAAAAACTGTTGCTGAAAGAAATCGGCATGGCGTTGATAACATTGTTGATCTACACTCAAGTTCTGAGGCTTAAAACGTCTCGGCCCTTGCGTCATAACCTTAGTGATGTCTCTCCAGGAATAAACCCCGATTTTGTCGTCGGGGTTTCAAGGGTACTTAATTATACCATTAACAAATGTTGACTGACTCATTTTATATTTCTTTTTACTTTTTAACTTTAAAGTTCGGATGGAGTGATGCGCCTCTATGTTTATTTGGCCAAAATTTTGAAATTGAGGTACCTACAAGCCACGTTTGGACTGTACCCTATACCTTACTGACCCCTAGCTCGAAATCGCCTCTTATGGACTTTATTTTTGTACATTTTGTCTATCGGGCAAAATTGACTGAATCTGGTAGGTTTTGCCAGAATCCTATGATTGCATTGACATTTGTGAGTACATACACTTACTATTAATCAGACAGGTTTTCAAACAGGGAGTTTCCAAATGCCAATATGTCCAGCATGTCGAGGTCAAAAAAAGATTCAGGGGATGGGGTCGATGGGTGAGACCGACTGTAAAACTTGTAAGGGAACTGGATTAGAGCCTGTCTCGGTTGAATTTAAATCTGATGTTATTAAGATGCCTGAAAACGAAAAATTTACAGTTATGTCTATCGAGTTGAAACCCGTGGAACCTACGGTGGAACTAATACTCAGTGAGTCTGTCAGACATCCACAGCTTGCAGAAGGGGAATGTTTTACAACAAACAATTGGGTTCCCTCTGATGGCATGTTGGAACATGGAGGCCTTCGAAAAGGCGGCATTAAAAGCACTGTTGAAACTTGGTCGGATGATGCCTTGACGATGAAAGGCGGAGATATTGGGAAAGCTGAAGCGTTGGAACATATAGTTGAAACTCATGAAGCTGCTTTGGCTAACTTAGGTAAACCATCGAATTGTTTTGAACCTGAAGTTTCTAAATCATCTGAAACAATGGCTGAAAGATTAAAACGGAAATATACAAAATCAACTAAATGATTCTAGGACGGAATTTGAATTTATGACTGAAATGAAAGAAGCTGAGCATCTGATTTACCAAATTAATATCGATTTCGATAAGTTCGTTAAAGAATTAAAAGACGATGAAGAAGCGATGAATTCTGTACCGCTTCAAGATAGAAAAATTGAAGGTGAAATTGATAAAACAAAGTTATTGGAATTACAAGATAGCTTAGATTCTCTTCAAGCTGAGATAAAAAGATTAAATGGAAAAACTAAATAAATTCTAGGATGGAATTATGGCAAAGGAAAAAGAATTTCAGGTAACCAAAAGAGTAAGAAAACCTGTTAAACGGCCATCAACAAAAAGTCCGATTAAAATTGATACCGCATTGGTGAGACCTGTTGGTGCCCCAGCTTTTCCTTGGACTGATGAATTAGAAATTGAAATTGCTGATTATATTGCTACTCATCCAATGTCTCTTAAAAAATGTTATGAAAATAATCCACACTGGCCACAAATAAATTGTATTTTTGAAAGAATTCACAAGAGCCCCAAATTTGGCGACATGTATCTAGTTGCCAAACAACAACAGGTCTTCGCTTTTAACGAAGAATCAATAAATGTTTTGGATGAAGTTAAACAAGACCCCGATCTCGTACCTTGGGGTAGAGAAGCAATTAAGCAATACAACTGGCAAGCGGCTCGCCTAAAACCTAGAACATTCGGAGACAAAAGCGCTATCGAAGTAACGCAAATTAGCCATGAAGCTTCACTTGATGTTCTAAAATGACCGAAGATGAAATAGCTATTAGACAAAAGCTCAAAGATAACTTTATTCACTATGCCGTGAAGTGTCTTGGAATACGAACAAAGCTCGGAGAAGTAAAGCCTTTTGAATTAAATACCGCTCAGCAATATATTCACAAAAGATTAGAAGCTCAGAAAGGACAGACCGGAAAAGTTCGTGCTCTGATTTTGAAAGGGCGCCAGATGGGATGTTCTACATATGTCGGTGGAAGGTTTTATCATCGAACAACATACAATCGAGGAACGCAGTGTTTCATATTGACTCATGCTTTGGACGCTACAAATAATTTGTACAAAATGGCACAACGTTTCTATGAAAATACGCCAATCCTCGTTCGGCCTCAAGTCTCTACAAATAACTCAAAGGAACTCATTTTTGGAGGATTAGATTCTGGATATAAGATTGGAACAGCAGAAAATAAATCAGTCGGTAGGTCTTCTACAATACAATTGTTTCACGGGTCAGAATGTGCATTTTGGGCTAATGCTTCCGAGCATGCTAAAGGAATTCTACAAGCTGTACCAGATGCACCAGGAACTGAAATCATACTTGAGTCCACAGCCAATGGAGTTGGAAATTACTTCCACCAAATGTGGCAAAAAGCTGAAGCTGGAATGTCGGATTTTATCGCTATCTTTGTTCCATGGTACTGGCAGCCGGAATACCTACGTGAAGTATGTCACGGATTCACCCCAAGTGAATATGAGATTTCATTAAAAGATAATTATGGCATTACTAATGAACAACTGAACTGGCGTCGATTCAAGGTTGTTGATCTGTCAATTAATGGCCAAGATGGTGAAAAAAGTTTCTGCCAAGAATACCCATGTAATGCAAACGAGGCTTTCCAGTTAACTGGCGAAAATACTTTCATCGATTCCGGAATTGTAATGCGCGCTCGTAAAGATACAGAGGCAGAAAAGTTTGGCCCAGTTCTACTTTCATGTGATCCGGCCAGGTTTGGGGATGACCGAACATCAATCATTTTAAGGCAAGGTAGAGTTGCTTACGGCCTACATAGCTATACCAAAAAGGATACAATGGAGGTAGTCGGCATCCTTGTTCAGCTCATCATCGAGCACAACCCCCTTAAGTTGTTCGTGGATGTCGGCGGCTTAGGGGCTGGGATCGTGGATAGGTTGATAGAATTAGGCTATAAAGATATTGTAGTTCCAGTAAATGCCGGTTCTAAACCTTTGGACGGTAAAAGATATCTAAACAAACGCGCCGAAATGTGGGCTCTTTGCCGACAATGGTTACTAGAAGAACCATGCAGTATTCCAGATGTCGATTCTTTACACGCAGACCTTTGTGGTATAAAATATAGTTTTGATTCAAACTCTAGACTCGTCATGGAACGTAAAGAAGATATGAAGAAAAGAGGTGTTAGATCTTCCGATGAAGCTGACGCACTGTGCTTAACTTTTGCTCTCCCTGTTTCAGCCTTCACAGTTAAGACCACTCAGCCTACTTTTCAAAAATCATTTGCCGACGAATTAAACGCACGGATAGGTTATTTAGGATATTAAAATGTACAAAGTTTCAAAGGTTCATTCTGATAGATTACCAGCAATAAAAAAGAATGTCGAAGACTCGCATGGATACTTTGAAGATAATGCAAAACGTTATCATACATTCATTCGTTTTGTTTTCAAGACAGCACTTGATGACCCTGAGATTCAGAATTTAAAGACATTGCAAAAGCCTCCAATAGAGTTTAATATTCTAGAGGCAATCATATCGCGGTTAAGGGGTGAGTTTGCGAAGCAGGAACCCTCAATTAACGTTAGAGCAGCCGACGGTATTCGTGTAGATTCGCTCACCCCTGAATTTATACAAACAATGGAAGTTTTAGAGGCCCATCTGCGTGAAATTTTCTTCGATGCAACAAACGATTCTTTGGAATATAATATCTATTCCGATCTTCTTGCTGGTGGTTTTTCAGTTGTTGAAATACTTACTGACTATGTAAATGAAATGTCGTTTGAGCAGAAGATTAATGTTGAGCGTGTGTTTGACCCTACATTGACCGGATTTGACCCTTTAGCTCGAGAGTCTCACAAAGGGGATGGTCGATATTGTTTTAAGATTGTCCCTTGGACATTAGAAGAATTCCAGGATGAATACCCAGAAATAAAAACAAATGGATTTAACTTTTCAAGAAACTTAGATAGTGAATTCAATTGGACTTATAAGAATGCAGAGCAAGAAATTGTTCTTGTTTGCGATTATTATGAGAAAAAGGACAAGAAAGTAGTAATTGTTAAGTTATCTAATGGTCACATAATCACAAAGCATGACTACAAAATACTTCAAACGATGTGGGCTGATGCAGGGTTCATTGAACAATGTCCTATCGTGATTGAAGAGCGAAAAACTGTTATTCAAACCATTTGCCGCTATAGATTCTGTGAACTTGGAGTTCTTGATTATATTGAAACCAATTTCAAATATTTACCTCTCATATTCGTAGATGGAAACTCTATCAATATGCAGGATGGTGAAAATGGGGCTACTTATCAAATGACCCGACCATTTGTCTATCACGCCATGGGCATGCAAAAGCTCAAGAACTTTGCAGGTCAAACCATTGGTGCTGAGATTCAGAATATGGTCATGCATAAGTTCAAGGTGGCGCTAGAATCAATTCCAGAGGAATATGTAGATGCATATAAGAACGTTCAGGTTATGTCGGTCTTGGTCTACAATGCATTTTTCGACAAAAACCCGGACGTGCCATTACCCCCCCCGCAAGAAATTCAGAGGTCTGAGACGCCTGCTCTTGTACAAGCGATATTCAACGGTTCAGACCAAACGACCCAGATGATTTTAGGCAGCTATGATACCGCACTTGCTGTTAATTCGGATGCACTCAGCGGAAAAGCTATACAACAGGGTGCTCTCCAATCTAATGGTGCGGCCCTTCCTTATTTGATGGGTTACATTAAAGGTCTGAATCGAATTGCGCAGATAATTCTTGATTTAATACCAAAATATTATAGGACTCCCAGGAGCCTTCCTATAATGAAATCAAACGGTAAACGTTCATATCAAATCATTAATGATTCGACTCAACGTGATGCAATTATGATGAACTATGACCCCAATAATTTGTGCGTCAAAGTAGAAGCAGGTGTTAATTCAAGTATTCAAAAACAAATGGCGCTTGAAGAGATTACAGCTATGATGCAAGCAAGTCCAATGTTTGCTGCATTCATTAATGAGAAAGGTTTAGAGACGCTTCTTGATAATATGGATATACGCGGAATAGACCATCTTAAAGTTCAAGCCGAAGAGTTCATGAAAGAACAAGAAGAAATGAAACAGCAACCTCCGCCTCCTTCAGATGCCGAACAATTCGCTAAGATGGAGCTCGAGAAGACCCAGATGCAAACTGAACAGCGTCGAGAGGCCGATCAAGGCAAAATGTCTGTTGAAGCTGCCAAGATAGCTGTCGAAAAAGAAAAAGTTCAGCTACAATTTATTAAGCTGATGGCTGACATTGAGATGGGTAAAGTGAAGCAAGCTATTGAGCAAGAACGTGTAGATGCTGAGATGGCTAGGGAAGCAATCGACGTGGCTCTAGATATTGCAAAGCATCATAGAGAAGGTCAGAATTTGGAAGTGGATATCATAGAGTAGTTTATGTTCAGCACATGTGGGGACAGCAAATACCGTAATAAAAGCTGGTAATTGATCTTAACTTACCCCATGTGCTGAACACCTTAATTTAAGAGAAGGTTAGAAGATGGAAGTAGATGTAATTGAGTAGTAAATTTTGAAAGATACTTTAAAATATACTGAGTATTCACCATATTTGGGAGAGATTAAAATGGCTAAGTTAACTGAAAAAGATAGAAAGAAGTTACCCAAGTCTGCATTTGCAATGCCCGGCTCACGCAAATTTCCCGTTGAGGATAAGGCACATGCCAGGAATGCCCTTGCACGCGCTTCTGAGATGGAACATAAGGGAAAGATTTCAGAATCTACCAAATCTAAGATTGACGCTAAGGCAAACAAAGTTCTTGGAAAGAAGAAGGGTAAGTGATGGAAATACGATATGGAATGAAAAGATATATGGAAATAGTTAGAAAAATATTACAATTATTTCCAGAAGATTTGATTGATAAGTTTGAAAAAAGCCATATCGAAAAAAATTGGGATGACAAATATGATTATGAAGCTATTCTTGATCTTAAGCATGAAATCTTAGAGCTTTCGACCTATAATACTAGTCCATACGATGGTGAAAAGAACTGTAAGGAAATTGCAAGTTTCAACGAAGAGTTCAGTAAAATATTTGATGAATTTAATTTTGACTTTAATGAAACTAAATATGGATTGATTTAAGTAATGAGTAGATTCATTATGGTTTTAAAGTGCGTCTTTAAGATAATTTGTATCGCTGCATTCTGTTATGTGGTTATTACGCTTTTTTCATTTCAACATGCCCCAATAGATTATGGACCTTAGATTAAAGTTCTTTCTTTATGGGTTAATAATATTTGTGACTGTTTATGGCAGCGTTCTTTTATTAGTGTGGGATGGGGGAGATTGATTTCTCATTCCTTTCACAGTTTCTAGATATTTTTTATAGGCGCTATTAAAGTCCTTGCCTGTAATGTTTCGCCCAATTGCTGATAATAATCTTTGATATTCACTTCTGGATATCAAAGAAGTACAGTCTTCGTGTAAGCTTTCATTTGAGTATTCTTCTTCAATATGTATAAATTCATGCTCACACTTTGGACATTTAATCATTTTTTAACTCTCCTATCATAGAGTTTATATAATCATTTTCTTTTTTAAGAAATGCTTCGTAAGCTTTCTCTAAATCTCTGCCTAGAAGCCATTCCCCGGTTTCTTCGTAATAATTAAACATGAATTCGTGCTTGTCCATAAGTCTACTCATTAAGTTTAATAACTATTAACGGACCCACAAGGATTCGAACCTCAATCTTTAGATTATTAGTCCCGCGCTCTACCATTGAGCTATGGGTCCGATGTGGGGGTGAATTCAGATAGACGAAGTGTACTTACCTTTCACCCCCACTTATTAATCATATCATTAAATAAATTTAGTGTAATTGCTTGCATTTTTAAAATAGCATATGTACACTTAATAAATAGGACGGGCCTACTCAATCCCGGTGAATACCCAGCCAATGGGGGAAAAATGGCCGCATGGACTCAGCGTAACAGAGGTGAACACCGTCACGGGGCAAACGTGGGAAGACAAAGGAATGGAAGAAGGTGTAATTGCTGAAAGTTTGGAAGCTCCAGGAGACGTGGTATCTGAAAAGATGCTGCCGGAATCTAGAGTTAATGAACTTATTCGGAAAGCTAAATTTGCAACAGAGCAGAAAGTAAGGCAGGAAATGGAAGCAGCGGTACAAGCACAGTCTCAAGCGATGGGGGGGATGGCCCCAGTTGATGAATCACAACCTCAGGGTCAATCTTTAAACCAAGGCGGTAACCCGCAACAAGGTGTCAACCCAGAGGAAATGAAAAATCAAATCATGGCTCAAATGCGTGATGAGCAAGAACGTGCGTATCAAGCTCAAATGGAAGCTGAACATAAATCTGCAATGGAAGATGTTGCCCAGAGATATTTCTTAAAAGTAGGCAAAGGTGCAGAAATCTTTGATGACTTTAATGAAGTAATGAAGGACTTCAAACCCGCAAATTTCGCTAACACTGTGTTCCTTGCTTCTGAGGTAGATAATACACCTGAAGTTATGTACGAGCTCCGCAAGAACCCGCACAAATTGGCGCAAATAGATATGATGTCTAAAACAGATCCGGATATGGCTCGGGAAATGATGCAGACTCTATCTAAATCTATATCAGAAAATAAGCAAGCAATGCAGCAAAACCCAGGCGTAATGCAACCTTTATCCAGACTTAAATCTTCTACAGTCGGCGCGGATACAGGTATAACAACGCTTAGGGATTTAAAAAATTCTCCTCTTTTAAGAGGTTAGTTTAGCCTAACAAATACCTTTACCGCGTCTAGGATTTTTTTCTAGCCTGTGGGGTTTTTATCGTGGCAACAAATATTTTACAACAAGTCCAAACCTATCAAATGTCTGGTTTGGCATATCTCCAAAATTTGAATTGTTTTATACATCAAGCAAATACTAAATTCAAGAACTTCGAAAATTTAGTTGCTAATTTAGGCGATACGGTGACGTTCGATTTGCCTCCTCGTATGACGACAACTAACTCACTCGTAGCCGTTTTCCAATCTGCAGACCAAAGAGTACAAAGTTTAACTGTATCTCAATCTGAAAACGTAGCTTACAGCTTTACTGCCCAGCAATTTTTATTTAATGTCCAAGACTATATGCAAAAATTTGGTAAGGCAGCAATTGAAGAGTTAGGTGCCAAAATAGAAGCTAACGTAGCTCAGAATTGTGTAACCAATACATATCGCTTTTATGGAAATGGTTTAACTGCCATTAACTCATATCAGCAATTAGCACAAGCGCTTGCCCAATTACGTAACTACGGTTCCGCAAAAGGAATGGCTAAAGGGTTCTTGCAAGATACTGCAATTCCTAACATCATCAATTCTGGTTTGGCACAATTCGCTGAAAAAAGAAATGATATGACAGCAAATAGCTGGGAATTAGGACAATTTAGCAGATGCGATTGGTATACATCAAACTTGTTGCCTGTTCACACTGCAGGAACTGAGGGTCAGACACAGACTTTATTGACTGTCGTCAGTACTACACTTGATGCTAATAACGCTGTAATTGCTATAACATTCAGTGGTACACATGCAGCAAATGACCCTAATTCAGTTCTACAGTATGATAAGTTCCAATTCCAAGATGGAGTTGCAGGATTTTCAAATCTTAGATTTCTTACCTTTACGGGTCACTTGCCTTCAGCCGTTCCGGTGCAGTTCCAAGCTACAGCACAGGCGGCCTCTACTGGCGGTTCACAAGTAACTGTAAGTATTTTCCCAGCTCTACAAGCAGCGCCTACTAATGACCAGAATCTTACCGCTGCAATCCAACCTGGAATGCAAGTGTTGGTTCTACCATCACATAGAGCCGGAGTTTTGTATACAGGCGATGCTTTGTATCTTGCAATGCCTAAGTTGCCAGAAGAAGTACCTTTCCCAACAAGCAACGATCACGATCCGGATACCGGCGTAAGTATTCGTCAGTATTTTGGTTCTTTATTTGGCCAAAATCAGCGTGGAATGGTCCATGATTGTATATGGGGAAGCACCTTAGTTCCTGAATACTCAATGGCTGTGATATTCCCTCTCTAATATATGAGTGGGATGGTTCACGATGGTAGTCTCTCCATGAAGAAATTTATGGAGAGACAATCAAGGGATACGAGATTAATGAACAAATATTTAAGAGGAATGAAAAAATGACAGCACCTTTAGGACCCAATACCCCTATGGTTAACCTTGGCGAACTATATATGAATGGTTTGGCTATTTCATGGCTTACCACAAGCACTATTCAAGTATCACCAGGGCAATGTAGAGATAGCACTGATACAAATGATATTCAGTTGCCAACTACAATTACAACTGGACCATCAGCCGCTCCAGTCACCATTACTCCAGCCTATATCATAAACACAGCTCAAAGCGGCGCTTTAGGATTAGATGTTCTACCTACTGCCGGTATTGCTGCAAGCACTTTGTATTACGTTTATGCAATTGGTAATAGTAATAACAATAGTCCAACTCAAACTGGATTTAATGTAAACAACTTGCCAAGTGTGATGTTGTCTCTTAATGCTAGCACGCCAACATTGCCTAGCAACTATGACATGTATAGAAGAATTGGTTGTGTACGTACTGATACTACGGCAGCTCCAAGTCATATAATTCCATTTTTCCAAACAACCGGCGCTAATAGCACAAACCGTTTGATGGAATATTGTACCGATGGCATAGCCGCATTGATTGTATTGAATGGTGGTGCTTCTGCAACGTATGCACCTGTCGTTTTAACAGGCACAATGCCTCCATTAACTACTTCAATCGTATTGAGAGCATCATTGACTCCCAATACAGCTGGAGACGCAGTATCGTTGAGACCAACAAATGCATTGGCAGGACTTCAAACAACAGTCGGTACCGCAATTATGAGCGGTGATGTCGCAGCGGTTGTACATGTTGATAACATGACTGTTTTAACAGGAACTGCAGCCGGCGTAACCAGTATCGACTATAAGTTAACATCGGCATCCGATGTTGTTACTTTGGTGCTTCAAGGCTATTTAGATAAGCTTTAAAGGGGAAATTGAATGCCATATAGCGTTTTGGATTTAATTACAAAAGCCTACTATATCTCTGGTATTGTGGGTCGTGATTTCCAAACGCTATCTGGCTCTCAATTAGCTACCGGTCTTGGCGTTCTTAACGATATATTAGATGATAAAGTTATAGAAACTGACATGGTTCCTTATTGGACTACTCAGTATCAATGGCCAGCAACTGTTGGTCAGCAAAAGTATTTCATCCCGAATTTAATCAGAGTTGAGACTTTAGTATTTTTTATAAATACGGTTAGATACAATACTTCTGAAGTTGCGAGAGATAGGTATTTCGGTTCAGCTCGTGCCGAAAACATTCAATCTTTGCCGTTTACTTGGCATCAGGAAAGAACTCTAGGAGGGGTAAACATATTCCTCTATTTCTTTCCACAAGAAAACTATACCATGGAAATATCTGGTTTATTTAGATTGTATGAAGTTTATCTTAACCAGCAATTAGATTTGCAATCGACTGTCGCAAACCTAGGCACAGCAACGGTAGCAGGTACGGGAAACTTCGGTGCAGGTCAGTTAGTTGTCAATGGGGTTGATTTGGCTGGAACCTATGCCACTGTAGGGGCATTAGTCGCATATGTGAATACTGGTATAATACCTAATATAACGGCTGCAATTGTAGGAACTCAATTTCAATTAACTGCACCCGCACCTAGGTTCTCAATTGGTAGTTTTAATATCAACATTACAACATTAGGGAGTGAAGGAAGTGTTAATAATATCAATTTTGTTA